CAGCATATCCTCCAAAGTAGATGTGCTGATATTATCAAGGTTGGCAAAGATACGTCCCCACTGCTCCGTTTCCTTGAAAGCCTCCCATTTCTGTTCTGCTATCTGCTTGTCAAGTGCAGCAATCTGTGTATTCCAATATCCTTTTTGGGCTTCTGACTGGTCGTTGTCTGTATCACGATTCTTAATAAGGTCTCTGCGCTTCTGCTCTAATTCTAACAGCTTCTCTGCCGCCGACAGAGACTTACCGTAGGCTTCTGCCGTATCATCGGCAAACTGCTTATAATTACCTCTTATGACTTTTTGTATTGCTTGTGCAAGTTTAACAAGGTCATCTTGAATAACACCCTTTGCGTCTACAAGGGCATCCTTTAACTCCTTCTCGCTCATGTCCCAAGAGAAGTTGATGGGAATAACGCCACGCTCATTACCAAGACGATTAAACTCTTCCATCATCTTTTTTGCCGTTTCGTCCCAGATAGCACCATTGGGATTGAATGCCATCTGCGCAATATCCCTGTTGCCGCCAGATTTCTTCATTAGAGAACGATAGTTCTTCCACTGCTCTTCTGTACGCTTAATGTACTCATCCGTAGCATCAGCATACTCTTTCAGCTTTTCCTTATCTCTGTCAAAGAGTGTATCAGCACCAGTCTTATCTATCTCGTTGATAAACTTCTTTCTTGCCTCTGTTGTTGCTGCCAGTGAGTTGCGCAGCTTTGTGAGCATTTCTGCATAGTTGTCAACAAGTTTTGCCCCTTGCCCTTTGAGGTTGGGGAACAGTGTTTCGAGAAGGTTTATTGCTTTCTCCTTGTTGTATATCTCCCTGTACTTTTTGTACTCAGAGAGAAACGCTTTGTATTCCTGCAACTTGGTTTTTGCAGCCTCTAATTCCTTGTCTTTCTTATTACCGCTTGACTTGCCGCTATCGCCTTTAGTGTTATCTTTGATGTCTGCTTTATCGTCATCATCAAGAAGTTTCTTTAAGTATTCATCACCAAAAACAGAAGCACCAATGACTGCACCTTCCGCAAGACCTGCACTAATTCCACTAAACCTTACGTAGTCATAGAAGAGTCTTTTAAGTCTTTTTCTAATAGCAGGTTCTTTGATGTCAAGCTGGTCGGCGATACCATCCAACATCATCTTGAAATCATCAATGTTTTCTATGCACCATTTGTTCAGGGCTTCCTCACTAATCTTGCGACGCTGCGCCTCTCTTTTGAGCATTCTTGGGATGTCATCATTAGCAATCTCATCCCAACGCTCAGTAACGCCATTGGAAGCCTCTATTATCTTATCTGCAAAGTTAAGAAAATCAGGTCTTAGTCCTGTAACCTTGTCTTTTATCTGCTGCCAATAACCGCTTTCTGCAAGTAGCTGTATTTGTTCCTCAAACGGCGCATTACGCAGCTTTTCCGCAAATTGCTCCGAGATTTCTCCAGAAGCTATCATTTCTTCGATAACTGCCTTAATAGCATCCCGATACTCCCATGCACCATCAATAACAAGCCTTAGATTTTTGTAAGCGTCAAGAGCTTGTGACATGTTCTGTGAAATATCGTCATTAAAGAAGTATCGCATTCCTTGACCTGCCTTCTCCCATACGGAATCACCTGCATAGACACTACTTGCCTTAATCATGTCAGCAATCCTATCTTGATAATCCAACATCCTGCGATTCTTTTCTGCGGCATTGTCGATAGCATCTGCAAGAATATCGTATTGCTTTGGCAAATCTCCAGCTTTACTTAATTGCTCATCCAGTGTTTTTGTATATGCCTCAGAGTTGGCAAGTACCTGTTTCATCTCGTCAACACGGGCTTTAAGTGCAGTCTTGTCATTAGGCTTTCCATCCGCATTAATATCCCTCTGCATCTTCTCCAAGTCATTGATGCGGGACTTAATCAGGTCTTTCATCTCATTAGACTTGTCATCTATGCGATCAACCCAAGACGAATATGCCATATAGATTTCCGTTCCAGCCATTGCAGCAAGAGTCGCCCATGTTCCGATACCAACACCTGAGAAGGCATTAATCAAGGATGTCCTCATGCCTGCTAATGCGACTCTCCATCTTTTTGCGGCGATGGCAGCCTGTATCTCTGCCTTTGTTATACCTTGTACCCCGACAAGGTGCATGGCTTGTGCAATCTTAATCTTTTTCAGAGTAACTAACCTAAGAGCTTCCTCTTTACTGAGAACTCCTGATGCAAGAGCTTGTTTTAAGTCCATAGCACGGAGTTGGTTTGAAGTAATAATTTGCGCCTGTTCCTGTGCCGTAAGCGTTCTGGTTATAGCAATCTGTCTTGTCCTTGCAGCTATCAACTGCTTGTCTGCCATAATCTGTTTTACTGATGCGGCAGTGTTAGCCTGCACAGCAAGAGTATATGCACCTATACGGAGTTTCCCTAACGTGAACATTGCCGCAGCCACACCCATGACAGCACCTATCTCCTTCCAATGACGGGTGACTTTCAAGAGGGCAGATGCAAGGTCTTTCAACCAGTCTCCGACAAAACCCTCTGCCATCTCGCCATACATAATATCCATAGCGTCTTTCAGGTTCTTAAATCTCGCGGCAAGAGACTCCGAAATCTTCTCCTGCATATTATAGAACATACCGCCTTCGTCGGTTAGCCTGCGAATCTGTTCTATAACGTCCTCGTATGATACCTGACGTTTAGATATACGCTTCTGCACCTCTGCCGTAGATACCGCTTTCTTTTCTACCTCAGTGTAGTATTCGGAAAGCATTTTCAACATTGGTATGTTGTTCATAGAGAACTGACGAAGCGTGATACCTGTCAAATAAGTAGCAGAACGTACATGACCCAAAGCAAGAGTCAAACGTCCAATATCCTGACCTGCACCAGCCGATATGTCCGCCAACCGCTTTGTCATGTCAAACAACTCATTATACCTGAATCCGTATGCGGAAAGCTGCTTGGTGTATTGGTCGAGTTCAACAACACCGAATGGAGACTTCAAGGCAAGTCCCTTAATCTGCTCAAACAGATGGTTTGCTTTGACAGTATCGCCCAAGATAGCACCGATACTGATACGTTGTTTCTCCAACTGACCGCCAATCTCAATAACGTTGCCAAGGAATTGCCTTGCAGCGTCAACAGCAAAAATAGAACTTAGTGCAGAGCCTAACTGCGTTGAAATGTGTATTCCACCTGCAATAGTAGAATTTAAACGGATATGATCTGATGTCAACTGCTTTACTGCCTGACTTCTCTGCAAGGTGGATTCTTTGGCTATTTTTGCATTTTGTCGTTGTAATGCCGCCTCACGACGAAGGTTTAAAAGTGTATCTTGTGTCGCGTTCCTCAAAGACATACGCTGTGCTTTGAAATCTGAAAGCGTCTGTTTTTCAAGAGCTAACTCGCGGCGGACATCTGCTATTTGGGAACGAAGGTCGCCAACCTGCATATAATTGCCAGACCCTTTTGCGTAAGCATAAGAAGCCCTTAATCTTTCCAACTTTGCAGTAAGAGCATTGACGGCTACAGTTTGGTTCTTAATTTTCTCATTCAAAGCATCAAGTCCACCTCCCAAACCGCTATTATTACCAAGCTGCTGACGAATGTTGTGTGCAAGTCCCTGTGTATTGGCTGAGATTTTGATGTCAAATGTTTCTTTGCCAAGTTCTGTACGCAACTTGTTTACCATCTGCTGATAAGAAGCAGGGTCGTAATTCATTTTCAGAGCATCCGATATACTCTGATTACCATTCTGTATCTTCTGTCTAAGTGTGGAAAGGTCAATGTCTGCACCAAACCAAAGAGTTCCCAAATTCATATCCTTGCAAGTGTATAAAACCAAAAAGAGCCAGTCCGAAGACCAGCTCTCAAATGGCTATAATTAAACGTTTAATACAATATCACACCGCAAAGATAATAATATTCTCTGAATATCACTAAATTATCAGTAAAAATAATGTGAAAATTCAAGTAAAATAATAATAATAATCACTCCTCTGCATCGTCCTCCTGCTGTTTATCAATATATATACAGGCTGCCTCTACGATATAAGATAGTCCATAGACAAAGACAGAACTTATAGCTGTAATAATTGATTGAAAAAAGATAATGTTCCACATTGCAACAGCAGAAGCATCTCTTGTGTAATAGCCTATTCCTGCGTCCCATACCTGATACTTGGAAACAAAACACATAATAATGCCGCCAACAAACATAATGGCAGCTACCACTCTCATGCAAGTATATACAAATCTTTTCATATTATTGTTTTTGGTTTTATTTGCAAAGATAAAAAAATATTCTATCACATATATAATCTTTATCTTTTTTAACAACAAAGGGCTGACACCATTACAATGCCAACCCCATTCAACCAACACGGCAAGGTGATGGTTATAACTTTCGGAACAACCGTGAGCCAAGCCAGAGAATACCATCAGTGAGGAAGTTTGCCGCAACATCGCTCCCAAAGTCAACATACCAGTTCTGTCTTCGTTTTATTGACTCCAGATCATCTTTATGTTGCGACAGGACATCCATTATCTCCCGATGGTCTCTGTCTTGCATCGTGAGTTGAACAAAGGTACGTTTTTCCTCGTCGGACATCTTGTTATAGATATCTTCCAAGAGTTTTCTCCGCATCAACTCACGATAGCCCATTTACAGACCGAAATATTTTCTTACCATGAACTTTCCATCCTTGTCCGTCAGTTTGTCAACGGCAAGGTCATAGACAGCTTTGAACATATCTTCCTCTGCCACATACTTCTTCAGAGTGTCGGAAGAGTCGGACATAACCATCTCCATAGTAACCCACAGTGCGCAGGAGTTGTAGCATGGCTCATGTACCAAGTCAAGTTCGTGCTGTTCCATCGCCTGTTTCCATTGATCACGGCTCCAAGGCGCCTTCGGTACCATTCCGTCCACAATCTTCTGAGCCTCCTTCGGTGTGAGGTAGTTCTTCCATTTGATTGCCTCCAGTTTATCAAGCTATTCCTGTGCCTGTTCGGGCTTGTTCTGGATGAACCAGTCCATCATCTCCCTATGCACCTTACCGAAGGTGTGCATAAACTCTACATTCTCCGAGTGTGCCATCATATCATAGAGGGCATTAAACTCTTTCTTCATTTCTTCTTGTGTCATTTTTCCTTAATTTTAAAATTTTTATTTTATCTGCGGACTAAATCTAAAAGATAAGTAACTGTCTGATTTTTAGACGGTTTTTATCTTCTTTCAATTTCCTTTTCTCTTAAATCAGCACTTTTTTTCTTTTTTCTGCCTACTTTTAAAAGAAAGAGAACCTATTTCTTTCCATGCTTGCGGACTTGTGTCTTTTCACAATTCAGGCACGGAGCCTGCGGGATTACCGTTGTCGGCATCTGCGGCAGGCGTGTTGTCTGAGGTTTCGTAAATCTTCCCATACAGCTGCGAGAAAGGGTACAGCCCCCGACGGCAGCCGTATGGGCGCAATATTAATAATGTATGTGAGAGTCTTTATTAACGTCGGGGGATTTTTATTTCCCCCAAAGGAGAATCAGGCATCTATCTTCTTCCAGTTTCGGTTTATGATTGTAGCAGCCTCCTTGTAAGTGTTCGTCAAGACATCAAGGCTCATAACCGACTCGATATAAACCGAATACTCCGTGCCTGTGGTTATCATAATAGCAAGTCCGCGTTTTGGTGCCTTGTACTCCTCCAGTTGCTTTAGGGATAATGTCAATCCGTCATCCTCTTCAATATCCACCTGTCCTTTGACAGCCCTTGGACTGCCTTCGTATGGATGTGTAAGATAGACAACGCTACCTTTTCTAACCTTCATCCTTACAGGCTTGGAGTTCCAGTTACGCTGCACTGCGACATGCTCCAACCTTCCGTTGACATATACACCTCCTGCGTATGATGTCTGCGTATTACCTGTAAAACCGACAAACTGCCTGTTGGTAGCTACCCTGATAAGCAGAGCATCAAGAGAGTTGGCAAGCGAGTTGAAAAGGATGTCCTCTATCATCCGATAGCCTTTGGCAAAACCGTTCTCCAGTGTCTTAGCGTTGTCGTGTGTCATGAAGAGGAGGAAGATGATGTTAGTGTTATGTTTGTCATCGGATCGGTAACGCGGAACTTCACCTTGAACGTAACCACATTCTCGTTATAGACGTTGCCGTTTTCCTGCTTTGTCATAACATGAGGGTCTTCGTCGGAAATCTCCAACAGATAACAACCTTGCCTTCCGATAGTGGCAAAAGGAGAGTATATCTTCAACTCAGCACCAGAGCCGCCATCGGTATCGTTTCCTGACAGCCATTTCTTAAAAGCGTCTATCTGTGTGAAAGCCTTCGAGAGATTGAAGGGATTTGTTGCCAACTCCTGCCCCTGATAGGCAAGTTCAAACTCCGCTTCGTAGCCCTCGAACATCAGTTTGTTCGGGATATAGGTATCATCGCCCTGCTCGTCATTCCATTCACGCTTTGCCAAGTCCTTAGTCTTTCCTCCTGCCTTAAACGGAATCTTACAGCAGACGATTCCCCACTGAGTATATGAGTTTACCGTAGCTGCATTACCTTTCTTGAATAATAATGTATATCTGTCGTTCATAACACTTGTTTTATTTTGTTCTCTATTGCATTCTTGACGGCATTACCGTACTCCATATAATCTTCCACGCACTCGTTATCATTGATACACACAATACCTGCGTTATCCGCAGAGACGGCTTTAACTACGTCATCGACGCTATTCCTTGTGCTGACATAAACCCTCTTAGGCACTTTATCGACATAGTTGCCTGAGAAATGATGCCACCAAGGACATATCCATTGGTAGAAGTTCCTTGACTCACGAAAAGCACTGATACTGTCCTCTATCTCAGAACCTCCACGTTTCCACAAGTATTCCCATGTGCTTTTCAGCATCGGAGTAATGCTGTGACCGCCTTTTAGCCATGTTCCTGTATATTGCTTGCCAAACTCCTTTGCGACAAAGTTCAATCCGTTGCGACTTGCAAGATGGAAGATATTCGGGTGTTCCGGGAACAGCTTTTCTTCGTGATGCAGGCAAGGAGTGTTGCCTTCAAAGAAATCACTTTCAGAGAGAGTGGATAGCGGAAACATATCGTCGTTACCATACAGGAATCTGTCGCTGATACCAGGAATCCTGTGCAGGAACATCTCAATGGTTGCAGAATTGAATGTAGGCAGATAACGCTCTGGTATGAAGTCATGGTGATAGACAACTTGCACATCCTCCTCATCCATCCATGCCTGCTTCTGACTCTCCCGTGCCAGTATTATATATATGGTACGCACGAATGGCATGAACTTACGGATGCACTGTACCAGCAGCCGTTCTGTTCCCCATGAACGGAAGCGCACGAAGTTCACAAGGTCGTTCTCGTCATACTGACGTACTTTCCTGTAATCCTCCTGCCATAACTTATCATGGTGGAACACCATCGGTACTGCATAGTCTATTGCCATAACACCTCGTTATCCTTTAACCAGTTTTTTACCTTTTCAGTATTACCTCTCCAGCTACCATGTCCAAAATGCTTCACAAACTGCCAGATATTGACGTAGTTTACAGGAAGGTTGTTACGACGAACCTCTTCCAAAAGCCATGCGCCTGTGTCATACCAGCAGTCAGGCTCACGCTCGGATAACGCCCACATCTTTTCTCCGTTGAAGTAGTGAATATCCTTCTCACGGAGCATCGGGACGTTAAGCCAGCAAAGGAACGGCATAAGCAACGGAACATTGTGCTTAATATCTTCGGCACCAACACATGCGACATCTTTGTTAAAGAAAGCCTTTATGTCCTCTTGTATAAGCACATCCGAATCCATCAACACAAAACCGTCAGGAATAATCTCCATCAGCTTCTCTACGCTCATAGAGTGCTTTGCACTGCCGTAGTTGCTTTTCTTCAAGTCAACATCCTTCTTGTCGGGATAAGCCTCCAATTCCTTCTCAAAGTCGATAAGCTGCCCCTTAGTGTTGTCGATAACCTCAACATTAGGGTTCTTTGTCGTAAACGGCTTCTTGTCGCTGTTGTCAAAGACATATACGTGACAGCCTGGAGTGTGCTTCATCAGTGAGGATATGGCAGCCTCCAGAAGTTTTGGTGTGTTGTAGTGGACTATGGCGACATTCCTTCCACCGATATACGGGGATAGGTTACACGCTATCCATGCAGATACAAGACGCTCGGCGATAAATGACAGGCATCTTACCTGATACTCTGTGCGGTCATTACCAAAATCGTTACGCGCCTTTGCCATGAAAGCATCCAAAGTGTCACCACCGAATTGCTTGATGACAGAAGCCTCAAAATCATCCAGTAACGGGAAAAGGAACTTACACATCTTGGTAAAGTCGCCCCATTTCATAAGGAAGCAACAGTTCGTGATGAGGCTTTTGCTCTCACAAATATACTTTGTGTACTCGTTATCCTCTCCGTATTTCTGATTAAGGAGCGAAAGCACATAATCCATGTCTTTTGCATTATGCCACTGCGCATATTGCTCGTAGACGGTCTGACCTCCAAAGCTGCGGATTGTAAGTACCTGACATTCTCCCTTATTCGGTAATCTGCTGACAGCGAACTGCCTGCGATAGTGGTTGAAACCGACATAAGGTGTTTTTATGTTGTTCTTCCACACATAGTACATTGTCACCATCTCGGAATAGACGGGATTCTTGCTATTGATATTCTCGCCTTCGATGTCGTGATGTGAAGCAAAGAGCTTGTGCGTTTCATCGCCTTTCAGTCCAAAGCGGCTTACCTGCTCGTTCTGATGGTATGTAACCCATATTCTGTAATCGTTCATAGTCCTTTTTAATTAAAAGAAGGGGAAGCAGGGAGACACCCCTACAACCCCCTCGGTCAGATTTGAAAGGAGGAGTCCTTAATCGCTCGAAGAGCTTGCACTTGCATCTACGTTTGGCAGGTAGATAGCGTTGCCCGAAGCATCCGTCAGAGGAGTTACCGTTACGTTATAGTAACCAGTAGAGTCGTCGCCACCCTCGCCGTTGAAAGATGCGTACATCTCTACGTGAGGCAGGTAAACAACAGTCTTCTTGTCAGGAGAGGTCAGCAGCAGTGCGCCGACAACCTTCTTCGGAGCAAGGCTGAATCCCTGCAAGGTGTAGTTCTCGCCACCGAACTCACCAGATACGGGAGAACCGTTCTTCTCCAAGAACAACTCATTGGTTGTCTTAGCAACGGAAGACACCTGCATGGAGATGTCAGGGTCGCCCTGTGAAACGTTACCCAGCCAAGTGGTATCGTCGGTCAGCTTGACATCGTTCTTCTCAGGATCACCAGTGTTAAACGTCACACCGTCTTTCAGCACAGGAAGTTCAATACCGCCAGTCTGTGAACCGAAAGCCTTAGTGTAATCAGGGAAGTAATACGCTCTGCGTACCTTCGAGAAGATAACCTGCAAGGTTTCTTTGTTTGTAGAAACTGTAATTGCCATAGTTATAATACTTTTTAATTGTTATAATTTTATTACAATACGAAATTGCATGACAGTCGAATGATACCCCATGCCGTCAGACTTTGAATCCAGGAGTATGGGAGTGTCGTTGCAGCACATCAGTTCCGTGTTGAAGGGAAAGAGACCACTAAAAGCCTCTATCAGTTCCTCCATCCTCTGTACGCTCTCTACACCGTTGCTGATGTCCTTCGCAAAGAGATGGAACTGCACGAATGCGGTATTGTGAGTATCTGCATAAGGGTCAATACCTTGTGGCATCTTGATAATGACAAACTTGTTGCTTGTCGTCTTGACCGTCTCGCGGCTTGACGTATGAACATCGGAGCATATCGGAAGAACCATCTCCCTCAATGCTGCCAGAACA